GGGTCCCGAAATTAATAACTTCTCGATCCGTCCTCGCGCAGGAGCCCAACACCGCCTTCATGATATTTATTTATCGTGATCTAGCTAATTGCTGCGCTATTGTCGGTAAGATTCCGACCTTTGTTAGGTAGTACTAATCGTTTCTTCGCCGAGCGTTTCGAAATGGGGGCTTACACCCCTCACTAGACGACATTTATGAAACCTAACATTGACCCCCACTCTAATAATATCAATAAAGTATTCAACTTCATTAATTTTATCAAGGCGAGAGTAACACCATCAACATCACCTTGGATTTCCGTTCCGGAAATCCGTCGGTTTTTGAAGATAGTGATCTGGATTGCGCAAGACCCTTCTTATAAAGAAGATTTAACCCTTTTATCAGATCGAGTTACTAGTTTAATAAAACATAACGGTTTTAATTGGTCTTTTATTTATTTAAAAGAATCATTAAGACTTGTTGTGCGATATTTAGCTGGTACCCCTGATAAGCTCTGTACCACTAAGGTACGAGTGAGAATAGACCGTAATGGTTTACCTGTAATAATCCCATTCCCTCTTCGACAGTTATTAAACTTAGAAAAGGAAAATGCGAATATTGTTCGGGCCGTACTTACGCTATTGTCTTTATTTCGAGTATTTAAGACTACTGTAACACCAGATTTCTCTAGTATCACTGGAGACTTCACGGGCCTATCGACTTCATTGAAGGTAGGACAAGTGGTTAAGAAACTCTTCCGAGGATGGATTATTAATTTAAATAACATCCAAGGATTCATTTCAGAATCCGCAGGACCTAATGCTTCTAAAGCGACAGCTGGAGCTGCATTTGATGCGATTGCATTAATGCACTCTCCACGCCAATATTGTGAAGTCATTAAAGTTCTCTACAACGCCAATGCGTGGCTATATATAGCCTCACTAGTGCTTTGTTCAACATTGGGATTACCTGTGTATTTATTACAGGTATCCGGTATTCAACCGAAATTTCATATCGGTCGATTAGGAGTTGTCTATGATCAAGCTGGAAAAGCTCGGATTATTGCTATGACTAATTGGTGGATCCAGTTATGTTTAAAACCTCTTCATGAAAGACTTTTTGCCTTTCTTAGAACGTTAGAAACAGATGGAACCTTTAACCAATTTAAACCAGTCGAAAGACTGTTGTCAAGAAATAATTCTGATTCCTTTTCATGTTTTGATCTTAGTTCAGCAACTGATCGATTGCCGATTGATCTTCAAGTTGATATATTAAACACAGTCCTTAGTGGATTGGGTAATAGTTGGAAAACCTTATTAGACATTAAATGGTTCTATAAAGGTGAATATTATAAATATGCCGTAGGACAACCTATGGGTGCTTATTCTTCGTGGGCTATGCTTGCTGTGACCCATCATGTTATTGTTCTTAAAGCCGCCGAGCGGTGTAATCTGAATAAATTTTCGGAATACGCTGTGCTTGGAGACGATATAATAATACAAGATGACAAAGTTGCACAAGAATATCTAGCGATAATGAAATCTCTAGGAGTTGGTATAAATCTATCCAAAACAGTAGTTTCTACTGAATTGTTAGAATTTGCTAAACGTCTTACTACTCGTACGCATGATATTTCACCGGTTGGACCGGGAGCAATCCTGAGTACAATTCGTAGACCGTTAATGGCTGGTATCCTGTTTTCAGACTTGAATCTAAGAGGAATAATTTCTATTTCCGATGCATTTAAAGTCTACCTTAAATCTTTTCCTTTTAAAGTGAAAAGAATTGGGGTAGTTTTAGGTGTATTTGGAATACGGGGTCATTTCTCATCACTAAGCCAACTGGACGTTGAAACGTTGAGCTGGATCGCTAGTGTGGAACTAATTGACCACCATAGTTTTGTGGAGTCTTTAAAAGACCAAGCAATACTTGGTTCTTTTAAGGAAGCAAATAGTGCAGTTGAATCAACTCGTAAAGAGGAGAAAGCCTTTTATAAGGATTTCTACCGTCTTTCGGCTGGTAAAACTGTAACCCAGGATTACTTTGGTATCCTGACACTATTTGTTTCTCCGATGTTTTGGTTGTACCTTGAGCAGTTTATAACTGCTTCTGTTAAGGCCGAATATCACTTAAGAGATATCCAACTAGCATTAACCTACGGATACATGGATGAATTCTTGAATATACTATTTAAGTCTGATTTATCTAATCTTTCGATAAGATGGAATAGACAAGTACAGCGTAAATTCACATCTAAAGTACGAGCAGTTTCTGCTAATACTCTAGTGGCCATGATCAATGATTATTATAGATCTCGAGGTATAGCCCAAAAGGCTAACTTCTCTAAAATCCATAAAGGGTTGTAGGTCGGGTTGCCGGGTATCGCTATGTGAATGTATATTGAAATACTATATACGGCGCATCGCTAACTTCCT